TGTCCGTGTAGGATTTCAGCGCCGAATCGGTCTCTGCGTTTCCGGTCTTTAGCGCGATACGGTGATTAATGGTCACGTCGCGTCCGTCACCGTCCGCGGGGCCCAGGTAGGTTTCAGCCGTAAAATAATCGCGGTAGAAATCGCGCTGTTGCGGGCTGCCCCACAGCACCAGGTGTCCGCCAATCCTGCCATCACCCAGAGCTTTGACATTTGAGCCAAAGCCGATCAGGATGTCATCTTTTGTATTTTTCATTGACTTTCATCTCCGATGTAGTCCTGGTTTCAGTACGGGCCAGGTAAACAAAAAACCGCTCCGCGAAAATGAAGTAAAACAGACGCCAAATATGACGTTACTTGTTTCACTTCTACTTTCGCGGAGCGGCCTTCTGGACGTCTCTGCCTGACTGCTTTCTGTCGCTTTTCCTGCTACTTTGCCCGGCCTATGGTTCACGCCTTATGTTTCGCGTGCCCGCCGTGCACTATTTCACAGTATCCTCAACAGGGCTTTTCCAGTAGATGTTGCTGGATATTCGGTTGTTAACTCATCATAGCCCAAATGATAATGAATGTCAATATCAAATAGCTTTTATGCTTTTCGTCCATTCGTCAAGCGCATCGCCAAAGAAGCCGTTGATATCGTCCATGCTTTCTTCCAGCGCGGTATCCAGCGTCTTCCAACCGCGCTTGGCGTGAACGTTCCACTGTTTGTCACCCTGCACCCAGGGGGCGTAGCTGGTATTGTTTCCGATCTCGCCGACAACGCCGTCTTTCCCAGCTCCCACGGCCACTGTCCAAGACTTGCCCAGCATCTCGCTCTTTCCGCCGCCGGCAAGCTTGTAGCCTTGCACCTGTGTGGCCATGCGGATCTTGCTGCTGGCTTCGATCATGCCGAAGGCTTTGCCAACCTTTTGCCCAGCGTCCGTCCAGGGGCGCATGATCGGATACCACCAGCCGCGCCCGCGCTCGTAGTAGCCCATTGGCTCGTGGGTCTTGACGCTGATCCGTCCGGGCTGGTTGGCCTCGGTCGATGGCGGGTATTCTGCCACACGCGCCTGGATAGCCCGAACGCTTTTGTTCATGGCGTCTTTGAGCAGCGGGACGATTACCTCGGGGGTTTTCTCGAGGGCGTCGAGCAGCTTCTCGAGGCCTTCAATCTGGATGATGTTAGGATCTGTCATAATAAAACGGCGCTTTTCAGCGCCGGCCCTTCAGATGTTCAAGTTGCATGGCTGCGCTCCAAACGCCGTGGTAAACGTGTTCGCGCTCATAACCCTGCGTCTTGCCCACGGCAGTCTTGAAATTATCGTAATGAATATCCTGTGATAATTTCGCCATTCCACGCGCAAAGTCTTCGTGCGTGATGGATGCGCGATATTTGTAATCACCACGAGGTGTGGCAATAGGTTTCGAAAGTTCCGGCATATATTTTTCGCGCAGGGCTTCTAGGTCTCCGGCTACACGCGAACGCACGGCCAGCATGGGCTCTTTGCTGATTACGCCATCAATGGGTTTTTCGACGATTGAGAAAAAGCCTACCGTCGTGAATAGCCACATGTTATGGTTTCTCCTCGGGGGCGTCGCCGATCAAAAAACCGTCTACAACTGTTTCTTGATCGCACATTTCAGTCATTTTTTGATTAAGCCAGGGAGAGTAAATCAACTTATCACTCGTAATTGACGCGATATAGTCGCCATCTTTCTTGGATATCGTGACTTCCATTAAGTGACTCGGTTCACCATCGTCAAAGCTTATTGAAAGGTATCCTGCGTCGCAAACGCCTTTTTTTTGTTCGCTAAATGCCATCGATGGGCGACCGTCAATATCAAAAGTTAAGCAGCGATATCCGCCGCTTCCTATTCCATGTCGTACATTTGTAATTTTCACGGTCTTCCTTTCGCTAAGTAATCAAACATTGACTTTCCAAGAATAGCTAGAATTTCATTTTCGCGATCTCCTAAAAATACATGCATACCACTTCCGGGAGTTCTTTCGGTTAGATATGTTCCGATTATATCAGTTAATGGAATCTCCTGCCTGGTAAGGTGATCGCCTTTTACGTAAGTTGGATTTACTAAACTGGTTGACTCTGCGGCCCCTCGCTTACCCACGAAATTTGTATCTCCTAAATTCGCCCCGCATAATCCTTCCGTTGTTTCTGTTCTCCAAAGAGTTATTACCCCTCTTGATCGGTCAATGTTTGGTAAGTCTGTTTTCATTAGCAGTTCATAATTAAACGCATGGTACGCATTGAACGTGCTCCTAAAAGCCTCTTCGCCGTAGGTTTTGATCGCCTTATCGTATGCCTTTCGAGATAAAGCTAACCCATCTCCCTTTCCCTTGCTACTTTCAAGCCAGAAATAATCACCGGTATTTCCTTTTTCTTTAGCGATGTAGTATTTATAGGCGCGCGGTAGATCGTTCCACGAATCGCCGCCTTGCTGCCCCATCCAATTCTCGAGCAAATCAGTCCTGCCACCTGCCGCCGTGATCGCTTTGTGCAAGTCCGCGTAACTCGAATTAGTGCCGCGCAAATCGTCAAATGGTTTTCCGTTGCTATCCAATAGTGTCACATCAAAATTCTTGGCGCGAATATCAGTGATTTTCTTGACAACCTGTTTCGTGGTCATCTTATCTGGCAGCTTATCCACAATCCCAGCCTGCCGTACAACAGTATCACCGTAGCCAAAACTATCGCGGTAATCTTTCGACCAGTTCGACGCCTGCATTGTTTCAGAAGTATCGACAACGTGTTTCATTTCGTCCAGGCGCTTACTCAGTATGGTCTTGAGTTGTGGAGGTGCCGCTGCCAGAATAGCTGTGCGTTTCTTTTCAATCTCGCGAAGCTGGTCTAATACTTCATCGTAGGGAATATCACCAAACACATCTTTGGTCTGGTCATTTGTAACGTTTGTTTTCCCGCGCATTGACCAAAGCTCAGCCGGGTATTCATTGAATTCAGTAGCAGCTTTACTCTTCAGGTCTCCCTGGGCGCGGAAACGCAACCCACCGCCATTATCAACGCGCCATACCTTACCTTTGCTATCGACCAGGATGTTATCGTATACCTGCCCAATAACATCCCAATTACCAACAAACGCATCAGCGACAAATCCCGCTTTCAGTTGCTTCTTGACGCTGGCAACAGTCTTCTTATCTCCCGTGGCTAACACATCTTTTAGCGTCTTTGTATCTGGAAGGTACGCGCTGACCTTCACTGGCCCGGATGGGGTTTGATAGACCGTGTGCTCGGGAACCTTTATGCCCATCGCCTTATACAGCTCATCCGTGGCCGCTTCTTCTGCCAGGTGATCGGCGCTTGCTCCACGCTTTACGACGAACTTCTTACCCTTCGCATCTTGCATAAGCTGGGCTCCGGTGCTTCCACCCAAAGATTTGACAGGCTTAAGTACGTCAACGCTCACGGGAAAAGCTTTTGGAACTGGCTTAACTTTAATTTCAGCACGAACGAATACAGTCGGTACTTTTGGCGCTGGTGGAGTAACCGGAATAACGGCTGGTTTCTTCGCGGCAGGCTTGGGAGCAGGAGGGGATGGAGGCGTAGGAACATTTGCCACAAATGGCTTTGCGTTCGTGAATAAAATCGTGTTATCTGTTTTACCTTCCAATAGGCTGGTATTTGCCTTTACGGCAGCATCTAAGATATTTAAGTCACGATCTTTTCCAACTGCGTTTGTAGTCTGTTCGATTAACTTTATCGCTTCTTCAGGGGTTGCCCAGATGGTATCCTCGGTCTCCTTATCCATCTTTGTTTTATCGTGCCCATCGGAACGCATTACAAAGAAGTAGTTTCGGCTAGATCCGCTTTCATAACCACCCGGAACCAGGCCAACTATCTTACCCTTGTGACCGCTTTCCTGTTCAACTTCTCGCATGGCTACATCAACCGGATGTTCGTTATACTTTCCACCGCCTTTAGGGAATGTCCAGGCATAACCGTCAAAATTACCAGTAGGTTTGCGTAACAGAACGCGACCAGTATCATCGAATATCACTCCACCATAACGCAAGCTCTTGCCATTCGATGGAACGTTCCAGGTTGGTTCAGTTGCATGTAAGTCTATTTGCTTCAGCTTGTCATGATCCAGAGCCTGGATAACAGGAATAGGGGGAATAACGAGAGCGACTGGAACCGGAACAGGCGTCGCAACCGTTGACGCTGGCATAGGTGCGCCTGCTGGGTTCGCCGGCTTCACCACCGCGTCGCGTTCTTTATTCGGAGAGACTGACGGAACAACGGAACAGCGGCAATTAACATGTGCCGGTGGGTTCTTGATCGGATTTCCCTTCTTGTCCTTCCCGAACTCTTCGCCGATCTTTACAACTTTCCCGTGCAAAGGGCCGCAAGTAAAACACACTAGCTCGTCCCTGTTCGTATGCCATTTTATTTCTGTTATCCCCTCCTGCTTATAAGCCATGATCTCGCCTTCTGCATACGCCCGCGTTGTCTCAGTGACTGCAATAGCCTGGGCGCGCACGTTCCCGTACTGGATTAACGATTGCTGAAGCTGGCTGTAAGTGGCACCTGGCTTCTCCACCCACTGTGCAATGATCTCGCCGATTCCGGTTGTGCTGGTCGTGCCCAACTGCTTGAGCAGGGCATCGGTGTAATCCCTTGCCCATCTGGCAGCGTTGGCATTCGCCAGGTTGGGATTGAAAGCAATGCCAGCTTTCTGGGCTGCCTGCTTTGCGGCTTCGACGGCCATCTGTTCCAGGCGCGGTTGCAGGATCGCAAGCATGCGGTTTTTTTCGTTGTTCCAGAATGAGTCATTGAGAGCCACGCTTAACTCCCTGCCGAATATTCATTGATCAAATCAAGCGCGCGGCTTGCTAATACGTCAATATCTCTCACATCAGATGAATAAACTATCTCGCCGTCAATCTTTATCTCGAAGATGCGCGGTCTGGCTTGCGGGAGAACGTGAATTTCCATGTCAAATGTTTTCGTTGTGCCATTGTGCTGCAAGCACTCGATATGAATGGCTTGGTAACTGTCTGGTTCGCCGATGTGCAATGTGATTTCACTCATTCCCGCGCTCCCGGTTCAACAACCTGTTCTCCAATGCGAACAGCCAGACCCGCGAAGTATTCGTTCAGGGCCTGCTCAAGTTCGCTCTCTGTCATGCGCTTGGCTTGCCCGAATGGGTCGTCTTTATGGGTAGAGTATCCTTTCCCACTCAACGGAAAAGGGCTGGCTTTGGTGGAAGCCTCCTCAGGCATCCACTGCGAAAAGATTGATTTCACGTTATCAATCGTAAAGTCTGCATGTATCAAATCACTCAAGATTTGAGAATGGATATTTTCCGGGATGTTATCGCTGGAAAAGCCGATAGTCTTGGTATTAAGTACCTTTGTTTTCCAGCGGCGCAAGTCGGCAAGCGCGTTCTTACTCAGTACCAGCGAGCGTACCGGAGCAGGTGCCGCGTTCTGCATGTTCGGAATGGGAAATTGCCCACCCATCGCGGCAGGATCGACCGGCTGTGAATTCATGCCAGGGCCAGGGATTTCGTTATCGCGTTCATCGCCCAGGGGCGGCAGGTTCCAAAATCGCGCGCGGCGCTCCAGGCGGGTCATGTCGGTAGTAGACGCGGCAGCTTCTTGCAGCAATTGCATCTTGTTGATCGGGCGAATATCGTCAAAGGCGGCTTCCTCGCCAGGAACATACCAACGCTCAAGGATCTGGCTGGTGATGGTTTCGGCGTAGATCGTCGTCATCAGCGGCCAGAGTGTTTTTTCTTTGAAGACGTTGTCTCCGGTCGTGGCATTGGCTTCGGTGGCGTTCTTGTCCAGCATTCCAGGGGGAATACCCATAATGTTTAAGATCTCGTCTTTGGTAAATGACCGTCCTGCCAGGAAATCCATATCTTTGGCGTTCCAGCCCAGGATGTTCACGGCCATATCAAAAGCGTTTGTCACCACCGTGCGCCTGGCGCTGGCTGCGTAATCTCCGCTGGTCAGCGCTTCCTTAATGGTTTCCATGTCTTGCGGGTCAATCGCGTCTGCGGTCCCTGCGATGCCACTCGAGACATTGATGATGGCCGATGGCATGACGTTACCAGTGCCAAAGAAGGCTCCGTTCCAGTGCGCCATAGCCGAGTCTGCGTCAGATGGCAGTAAGGCGGCCACGAGCGGAGAAAGACCCCGAAAATAATCGTACGGGTTTGGGTAGCGAAAGTGGCAAATATATTCAGCAGGCACTTTCCACATGCGCCCGTTAATTGTGTATTCGTAGTAATCGACCAGGCGCTCTTTGTCGCCTGGGAATGGATTGACCGCGTTGGATGGCAGTGGCCATATTTCTGCCAGGTTGTTATCTTCGTCGGGGGCGAGAAACCAGTAAGCATTTCCTGACAGATCAAGCCACCATTGGCTGTATTGCCACAGAAAACCGCGGCCCATGACCTGGTTGGGTTTACGCAGGATGCGCAAGAATGGATGGTTCTTGACCGGGACTGCATCATCTTCCATTCCGGTCTCGTTGCGAACTACTGATAAACGCCCGGCGGCCAGCTCGTTAGCTTTGAAGTGCAAAGCCGTGTATATCCAACTATTTTGCATGGCGCGTTTATAAGCTGCGTCTTTTTGACCCAGGTCTCCACCCTTCCATTTTTCAGCATCGGCCATCGTGTTGAGGAACATTGGACGGTGCGCTTTGGTCTGCGAGCCTTGCGCCGCGACCTGAAACGAGCGTACAGCGCTTCCAATTGTGCTTGCGAGTGAGTCGAGTATTGGCATTTTGTCTCCTATACCACTGCCATGCGCGTTGGTTTGGCCATTGGCCGTGCCAGAGTCGCCAAAGCGAATGAGTCTGCATCGTCATCGTGTTCGCCCTCAGGCGCGCGCAGGCTTGAGCCTTCGATGCTGGTGAGTTGTAAATAAGTGCGCTGCGAGTGGATCACCGTGGTTTCGTCCCGTAAAGCATCCGCCATTGCGTCATACATCAGCGCTTTTCCAAGACTGGTCGAATGCCAGCCTTCTTTTCCATCAGGCCCACGCAACCGGCGCAACTTCGAATTGTCGCGCAGCCACAGCAAAACAGCGTGCCCATGATTATTTCTTTCCACTAGCGCCGCGGCGTTGTTGTAGTAGCGCCCAACCCTGTCAATATGAGCGGCAAAGGTTGATGGTTGAAACTTCCCGGCCAGGTGCGCCACTTCTTCGCCGCTCAATGAATCCAGAACATGAAAAGAGCTGTCATCGCTGGTCGGGTTTCCTTCTGCTGGGTCTGCTCCGATCACATAAGTGCGTTTTACCCTGGGAACTGAGTAAATCATCAGTCCCGGAATTGCCGGAGCTTTATCGTTCGGTATAACCGCGCTGGCGACGTAGCTTTTAAGCAGCCATTCGGATGCGATTCGCTTCGACAGAGTGCGCGGCGCCAGGGCTTCCATGTCAGTGGCTGGATATTGTTGGTGCAGATCATCCAGCGATCCTGTGCGATGCGAGATATCGGCTTTCTGTTGCTCATACCATTCTTGATTCCGACTCGGACGCGCGTTCCAGGGTAGGAAAACTGGAGTCCATCCGTTTTTATTTTCTTTAGCGGCGATATAGGTTTTCTTGAAATCGCTTTGCGGTCTCCGGTTATCAGAGCGGGAAAGCAGGATCATCTTGCCGCCGCCGTCGATGGTGGGTTTGACTGCGTTCATCAGTGCGCCCTGATTATCGACCAGGTCGAATTCGTCGCAGATTACCAGGGATGCGGTGTAGCTATCGCCAGCGGATGTCGGGAAAGCCCTGGCCACGCTGCCGTTCGAGAGTGCCCAGACGTGCCCATTGTCGATATTTACTGCACGCGCTTGCATCCAACCTGGCAGGCGGTTGTACATGCCCTTGAGGCGCTCATCCCCAAGCAAAGCAATCGACTCGTCATCGCGGCGAGAGAAAAGCAGCACCACCGCGGACGGCTGCACGAG